GGCGCAAGCACAACTACATTTTTGGGTATTGGTACTGCCTCTCAAGTATTGCAAGTAAATGCTGGCGCTACCGCTCCTGAATGGGTTTCTTCGACTGGTACTGGTAATGTCGTCCGCGCAACATCCCCAACACTGACTACCCCGACGCTGGGTGTAGCGTCTGCAACGAGCGTCAACAAGTTGACAATCACAGCGCCAGCAACTGGCTCTACGTTAACGATTGCAGATGGAAAAACGCTTACGGCAAACAACTCATTGACGCTTGCTGGTGTAGACGGAAAGACCTTGACTGTCAACAACTCGTTGGCGTTTTCTGGTACTGACTCAACCACCATGACATTGCCACCAGCATCGGCAAGTCTAGGCTATTTGAATGTCCCAGTAAATTCACAAACAAGCAACTACACAGCAGTTTTGTCAGATTCTGGCAAAGCGTTGATTTTGACCTCTGGGTCTGGAATCACTTTTACGATTCCAGCAAACGGGTCGGTTGCCTACGAGGTTGGCACTGTCCTGACGTTTATCAATATGTCGTCAAGCAGTCTGACAATTGCAATTACCTCTGATACATTGTATTGGGCAGGTTCTGGGACTACTGGTTCTAGGACGTTGACTCCATATGGCGTGGCAACAGCCATAAAGATGACATCCACAACGTGGATTATCAGTGGTTCAAATCTATCTTAAAAAGGAAAAAACATGAAAACTTTGCAAGTCTCTGAGCAACTTCTGAACGCAATCGTAAATTATCTTGGCACTCGTCCATATCAAGAAGTCTTCCAATTGGTAGAGGCTTTACAAACAGAAGCAAAGAACCAGCCAGTGGCGGAGAAAGCGCCTGAGTAATGGCTGATGTCCACGAATTGGCAAATGACACTGACAAGCGATTGAGTGTCCACGAGGCTATCTGCGCCCAGCGTTATGAGAGCATTCAGGGTCGCTTTGACGATGGTTCAAAGCGCATGAATAGGATTGAGTACCTGTTGTATGGCGTGATTGTGTGCGTGCTGTTTGGCCCCGGTGTTGCTGGCGAACTCATCAAGAAGGTGCTTGGCTTATGAATTGGGCAGATGTTCTCAAGGCGGTCATACCCATCATCGTGGCGTCCCTTGCTTGGCTCTTGGGTCAAGTCAACGACTTTTCTACGCGATTGACTCGAATTGAGGGCGCTATGCCTGCATTGATAACCAAAGAGGGCGTCCCAACAGACAGCCCAATTTCTGCCGAGCGCCGAGCCATACAGAAAGAGCAATTGATGTTGCATATCAACGAACTTCAGGTCAAAGTCAGGTTGCTTGAAGAACGAGAGAAGATGGTGAAAAAATGATTCCAATCGTTGCATCCCTCCTTGGTACATTGGCTCAGAACGGTCTGGGCCTTTTGTCTTCTGCAATCCAAGCAAAAGGCAAACAAGTCGTTGAAGACGCCCTTGGCGTCAAGATTTCCGACAACCCTTCTGACGCTGAAGTTGCCAAGTTGCGCCAACTGCAATACGACCATGAAGAGCGCCTGCTTGAGTTGGGTATTGAGAAGGCTCGTATTGAGCAAGAAGAATTAACCGCGTTGCTCAAAGCGCAAGCGAACCAAGAAGACAATGTGTCCAAGCGTTGGCAGGCTGATATGTCCTCCGACTCATGGTTGTCAAAGAATGTGCGCCCCGGCACTTTGGTTTACCTCCTGACTGCCTATTTGATATTTGCTCTGCTTGACGGTTACGGATACAAGATAAGTGAGTCCTACGTCAACCTGCTGGGTCAATGGGGTATGTTGGTTATGACTGCCTACTTCGGTGGTCGCACCGTCGAGAAGGTCATGGAGATGCGCAGAAAGGATAAGGAATGAGCCTGAGTCAAGAGCAAGCCGCGTTCCTGCTGGATGCCTGCGCCCTCATCAAATACGCCACAGAGCAAGGTTTTATGGTCACTGGCGGGGAATTGGCTCGTACACCTGAGCAACAGGCTCTGCACGTTAAAGCGGGGCGTTCCAAGACCATGAACTCCATACACCTAAAGCGCTGTGCCATTGACTTGAACTTCTTCAAGGATGGGCAGATAATATGGGACAAGGGCATCCTTGCTCCGCTAGGTGCATTTTGGGAGTCTTTGCACCCTAAAAACCGTTGGGGAGGAAATTTCAAATCCTTGGTGGATTGCCCGCATTTTGAACGCAATGTCGGATAAGGGGAACAAATGACGACCGCATCGGTAATGACATACGACTCCTTAGTCGAAAACATCCAGTCATATTTGGAGCGGTCTGATGTCGCTACCATTGAAAAAATCCCTCTTTTCATTATGCTGGCAGAGCAAATTATTGCCAGCCAAATTAAGTTTTTGGGAAACCTGACGGTCAACACCAGCACGATGACGGCAACGCAAGCCATCATTGACAAGCCTGCTCGTTGGCACAAAACCGTTTCTATGAATGTTGTGGTTGCTGGTAGTCGCACCCCAGTCCTGCTTCGTAAGTATGAGTACCTGCGTGAGTATTGGCCTGACGCCACAGAGACGGGCGTCCCAGCGTATTACGGCGATTACGACTACACGCACTGGTTGGTGGTTCCTACGCCAGCCTCCGATTACACCTTTGAGGTGCTGTATTACGAGCGCATTCAACCGCTCGACTCTTCTAACCAAACGAATTGGTTCACCATTTACGCCCCGCAGGCGTTGCTGTATGGGTCTTTGTTGCAGGCAATGCCGTTCCTCAAGAATGATGAGCGCATGGGTATGTGGCAAGCCAATTACGACCAAATCATGCAGACATTGAAGCAAGAAGATGTCCAGCGAATTGGTGACCGTCAAGCCTCTGTATTGGATACATAACTATGAGTTACAACTCCCCCTTCACAGGTAACGTCATCCAACCAACGGATGTCTCTTATCGTCGAATTATTCTGACGGCTGACTTGCAGTTGGAGTGGCCCATCAACGGCACGGCAACTGATGACGCCGCCGCTCGTATCATGGAGGTGTCTACCGCATCTACAGCAAACGAGTTGTGGATGCCCCCAGCCAATCAGACATCGGTTGGTAACGATGCGTTGATTCGTAACGTCGGAGCGGTAAGCCTTGCCGTCAAAGATTACACGGGCGCAAACACTATTGTGACTATCGCCGCTGGGCAAGCGCAGTACATTTACATCACGACCAACGCTACTACAGCAGGTACTTGGGGAATTATTGCTTACGGCATAGGCTCTTCTGGTGCAGACGCGGCGACTCTGGCTGGTTATGGTCTTTTGGCTCTTTCGACAACCTTGAACCAAAGCCACCCAGTTACAACCTTTTCAAGTAACGCCACCGCTGACTCGACATATCGTTCGCAGGCATATGTTTGGACTGGTGGCGCAGGTACTTTGACGCTGGAATCCGCCGCCACACTTGGTGACAATTGGTTTGTGTTTTTGCGCAATAACGGAACTGGTGCTTTGACCGTCACGGGTACTGGCGGAAACACAATCAATGGCTCTGCAACAATTGCCCTACAACCGACTGACTCCTGCATCATTGTGTGTAGTGGAACAACTTTCTACACAGTAGGTCTTGGAAAATCCACGCAATTCAATTTTACTCAGTTGACCAAAGCGGTGACGACTGGAACCTATACGTTGACTGCTTCAGAAGCGTCTAACGTGATTCAGAAGTACACAGGAACTCTGACTGGTAATGTGACCATAATTGTTCCCCCAACGGTGCAGGTGTACTACATCATCAACGAAACAGTAGGTGGTGCAAGTAACTTTACTGTGACAATTTCTACAGGTTCTGGTGGTACGGCTACATTGACTGGCGGTAACCAAGCGACGTTGATTTGTGATTCTGTGAACTTGTTCAACGCCAACACAATTTTGGCGGGTACAACATCCATCTCGCTTGCCAACGGAACCGTATCTGCTCCATCGCTTAACTTTGCGGCGGAGACAGGCACTGGCGTATATCGCGGTACGGCTGGTGAATTTGACATCGCCATTCTTGGCGCAAACTTGTTTACCCTTACTGCAACTGGTCTTGCAATCAATGGAACAATTTCTGGAACAGCAATCACTGGTACTACCATTACGGGTACTGGCTTGGTTACAGGCACTGGCTCTGCGGCAGGCCCATCCATCACCTTCACTGGAAACACCAACACAGGCTTTTATCGTTCTGCATCAAACACTATTGGCGTATCTGCTAACGGTACACAAGTTGCCAACTTTGGAACGACTGGTTTAAATGTAATTGGTATTGGCGCTTTTACTGGCGCTGTATCTGGAACCACTGGAACATTCTCTGGTGCTGTATCAGGAACAACTGGAAACTTTACAACTGGAATTTTTGGTGGGACATTCTAATGACCAAAAAGGTTTTTGCGCTTGATACAAAAGCTGGCATTCAGCGCGATGGAACCGTCTTTGACAAAGAGTTTTACAACGACGGTCGTTGGGTTAGGTTTCAGCGTGGGCGTCCTCGCAAGATTGGTGGATACCGTCAAATTACTGGTGATGCAAACGGATACTCTCGTGGCATCTATGTGAACTCTGTTGATGGCATAAACCAAATTTTTAACGGGTATAACAACGGGCTTGAAGTTCTTGCGATTGATAACAATGGTGTTGGTGCTGGTGTAAACCAATTTACCTTCACTGGTTTGGTTTTGACGCTCAACACACTTGTTGGCGGCTCTGCATACACCAATGGCACATACACAAATGTGACCCTGACTGGAGGCTCTGGCTCTGGCGCAAAGGCAACTATCAATGTGTCTGGTAACGCGGTGGCTTCGGTCACGATAACAACCGCTGGTAATGGTTATGTCGTGGGAAATACTTTAAGCGCTACCGCCGCTAGTATCGGCGGAACTGGTAGTGGCTTTTCAATTAAAGTTGCAACGATTGATGATGGCTTCACCGCCAGCGATTTGAACTTGTGGCAGTTTGACTCTACGTTTGATTCCCAAGGTTCTGGCAACCAGTTGCTTGTGGCGCACCCCGGTCAGAACTTGGCGCAAATTGACCAAACAGTTAACACCCCTGTTTTGGCTGGAAATATTTCTGGTACAACCATGTCCCCCTTAACTGACACAAATGGCCCAACCCCCACGGGTGACATCATTGAAGTTGCTGGCGGAGTTGTGGTTTTGCACCCCTATGTCTTTGTGTATGGAGACAACGGTTTAATCAAGAACTGTGTTGCGGGCGACCCATTTAACTGGAATGGTGCAGACGCCAACGAAGCTAACGTATCCTCAACCAAGATTGTGAAGGGTTTGCCAGTACGAGGTGGTTCAAACGCTCCATCAGGTTTGTTTTGGTCGTTGGACTCTTTGATTCGTGTCAGCTACACACCTACCACGGTAACGATTGCAGGTTCACCGCAGACGTTCTATTGGCGCTATGACATTATTTCCAGCCAGTCTTCCATCATGTCAAGCCAATCGGTGATTGAGTATGACGGTATCTATTATTGGATTGGCGTTGACCGCTTCTTGCTGTACAACGGTGTAGTCAAGGAAATTAAAAACAACTTCAATCAAAACTACTTTTTTGACAATTTAAATTACGCCCAACGTCAAAAAGTATGGGCAACAAAAGTTCCTCGCTTTGGTGAGATTTGGTGGTTCTTTCCTTCAGGCGATTCTGAAGAGTGCAACGATTGCATCATTTACAACATTCGCGAAGATTGTTGGTATGACGGTGGACAAGCCCTTGGCTCTCTTCGCACCGCTGGTTACTTTTCTCAAGTGTTTAAATTTCCAATTAACGCTGGAGAAGATTTGTCTGTTGCTGAAACAGTTTTGACAACAACAATAACTTCAGTGTCTGGTAGTCCTAACATACAAGTTCCAATAACAAATCAAATACGAATTGGCTTGTTGATTGATGGATGTATATCTGTTCCAGATGGTTCTTCTATTCTTGCAATTGCCCCAAGCGGAACTTCTGGTTTCTACACAGTAACGATGAGCGCAAATGCCACCACAACCCAAGCGAGTCCAGTGGCGGCTGACTTCACCACCGTCCCCAATCGTGTCTCGCTGTGGCAACACGAGATTGGAACCGACGAGGTCATCGGTGATAGCACAAATGCTATTGAAAGTTACTTTGAGACATCTGACCTTGGTTGGGTGCAAGGTGGCCCTTCCCAGCCCAGCCCTATTGGTGACAACTTCTGGTTGCACCTAGAAAGGATGGAGCCTGACTTTATTCAGTCTGGAGAGATGACATTCCAAGTGACTGGTCGTTCTTTTGCGCAAGCGGAAGATGTTACTTCGCCACCTTATGCATTTAGTCCAGATACGCGCAAAATTGATTTGCGAGAACAACGCCGTGAATTGCGGTTAATTTTTACAAGCAACGTGCAGGGTGGAGACTACCAGTTGGGTAGGCTTTTGCTCCATGCAAATGTTGGCGACGTAAGACCGTAATATGGCACTTGCTCTTGTTTATGACCCCCGCTATCACGACTTCCAATCATGGGCGTCGTTGATGTGCGAGGCGTATGCAGGGCAACAACTAGCTATTCCAAACCAGCAAACAGACTGGAGAGAATGGGCGTCAGGTCTAAAAGCCATTGACGTGTTTGTGAATGAGGGCATCCCCGGCCCTTATATCTTTGAGAACTGGCAAGACTGGGCAACAGCACTGGTCGGAGCAGTCAATCAACCTACTGAGGAAACGGCAACATGACATTCATTGAAATTTTTAACTATGTGGCAAAGGTGGCGCGACCAGCACACGCCAAGGTAACTATCGCAGAGTCGATGGAGGACGTATTCGCAGACATTGGTTTAGACAGCCTAGATGGGTTAGTCATGCTAATGTACTTTGACGAACTCTATGGCATTGATGATGCCACGAGCAAAGAGTGGTCGCCTAAGTCTGTGCAGGAACTCCATGACCTCGTTATGGCAAACAAGACCAAAGAACCCGCGTCTATGGAAGAAGTCGTGGAGGTGTGCAAATGATTTACCTCACACACTACCGCACCGCATCAACCCAAGACGTCGAACTCTTTGACGACATCATTTACCCCCAAAAGGTGAACTGGTTCCCAGACACCTACAACCGTACAAAATCTGGTCTGGTCTATGTCCCCCACAAGCTGGCGGAGAAAGTCCTTGACCCTGAGTTGCTCACCTACTTGCGGGAAAATCCTGTAGGCAAGACAGCATTCATTCTTGCTGGTGGCAACGCACACTTTGCTGGCATCGGGCAGAGGGAGTACAACTCCCGTTTGACCTATACCTACAAGTTCCTGCCATTCACGTTGACGCAGGTCTATGCGGGTCGTATCGCTCAGTCTTTTGGTGAGATGGACATGGTCACCACCGATGCCAGCGCCTGCGCTTCAAGTCTTAAAGTGATGATGGATGTCCAAAACCTCATACAGTTTTACAACTTTGACCGTGTAATTGTGTTGACAGTCGAGGATGGCGTCTCCAACGCGGTTCTAGAGTTCTTTGGTGACTCCAAGGCGGTATTGACCGAAAAGCAAGAGCAGGAGGGCATAAAGCCATCCGCTTTCGATTCGACCAACTTTGGGTTTCGCATCGGTCAGGGCGCGGCTTTGGCAATATTTGAATCCCGCGAGGCTGTAGCCCAACAGCAAATCAAGCCACACGCCCGTCTGGTGGGGGCTTACAGCGCCTCAGAGCGCTCTACAAACGCAATTGGGCAGTGTGAGGACGGTGAGGGCTTTATTAAGGCTATAGAGGGTGCAATCCACTATAGCAATATATCCCCTGATGAGATTAAAATAGTCAAAACCCACGGCACTGGAACTGCGTCCAACAACAAGGCTGAAAAGAACGCCTTGAACCAAACGCTAAAAGCATTCGTTGCAACCTCGTATAAGCAAAAGATTGGTCATACGATGGGTAGCAGTGGATTGCTTGAGACACTTTTACTTTTAAACGATATTAGGTCTGGCGTTGTGCCTGCGATTGCAAACCGAACTGAAACCGATTCGGCATTCCTTTCGGAATCAACAACACCACCTGATGGTCTGATAATGAGTCTGGCGGCTGGGATGGGCAACATCTATTCCGCCGCAATTTTTAAGGGGATGTGATGCTAGTCGATAGCAAAAAGAAACAACTGAGTCAGGAGGCAATCTTAATGATTGCGGCTCAAGAGACGAAGTCGCCACACCCTGCGTCCGCAATCTATGCGGCAATGGTCAAAGAAATGAATATGCCCGGCACGTCTATTGTGCGCGACGGCAACACTCTTTTTGTTGTCCACGTTGGAGAAGGTCGTGTTGGATTTTTCCGCGCACTGAATGCAGACACCGCCCGCAACTATCTAGAGAGTTCATACGCTTTCATTCAAGCCGCATACAAGATGGGTTTTGACACCCTCGTAAGCGATTTTGAAGACCCGACCATTATGAACATTTTTAAAGCAATTTCACGCAACCCTCCTCAAGAAGGCATGGGCTATAGAGCCGAGCGAACCAAGACTGGCTTCCGCGTGACGGTCAAGTTAGGGCCAAAGCGGGCTGAAAGGGATTAAAAATGAGCGCAGTTGTCAGTTTTGTTGAAGATGCATTTGAAGCCGTTGGTGACGTTTTTGAGGCTGTCGGTGACGTTGTTGAAGACGTTGTTGAGTTTGTCGGTGACGCTGTCGAAAAAGTTGGCGATGTAGTTCAAGCAGTAATTGACGACCCTCTTCCAGTTCTGCTTTCTGTTGCGGGAAGTTTTGTAGGCATCCCGCCAGCCATCACGATGGGCGCAGTTACTGCGGCTCGTGGTGGTGACTTAGAAGACATTGCTCTGTCAATGGGTACAGCGTATTTTGCCCCTCAAGTTGGTAGCGCAATTTCTTCTACCGTGTCTTCTGCATTCATTGATGCTGGCTTCAATGAGGCGTTCACCCAAGTCGCAAGCGACTCAATCAGCAAAGGATTGGTCAACGGAACGATTGCCGAAATTAAGGGCGGAGATTTTGAAGACGGCTTTGCTGGTGGCTTTACTGGCGGCATGGTGCAAGGTGGTGTTGGTGAAGTTGCCAGCTACGTCAAGCCAGACATTGTTAATTTGGCGCTTGATAGCGGTTTTGATTTGCAAGATGCAAACGCAATTTTTAACGCAAGCACAAGAGCAATCTCCTCTGGCCTTACTTCTGAAATTACGGGCAAAGGCGATTTTGCTACTTCATTTACAAATAGCGTTGTTGGTTCAGGCGTTGACGCTGGAGTTCGTTCGCTCAACTCCACAATCGACGAGCAGTTTGCAAGCGCCGCATATGATTGGAACCAAGAAGACAAAGAAGGCCAAACAATTGACACCACCGCAACTGGTGCTGGCATTCCGAATGATGTTGTTGGTCAGGTGACTGTATCTAGCATTGGATTTGATACCACTGCCGATGACGACGCTACTACAACAAGCACCACAGGCATCGCAAACAGCACTATTGACACTGCAAATGTTTTAGCTGACGCATCTACAGACGACTCTTCTGGTGAAACCGCTGTGTCTGACGTTTCTGTGTTGCCAGCAACATTGGCTCAGGCCCCTACCGCAGAATCTGAAATTGATTTTGCTGATTTGATTGACACATCTACCGCAGGCTCTGACAACATTCCTACCGCAAGCAACGCAGACCTTGCCGAATTGCCTGACGACGTTTTGGATATTGCTGAAACAATTACTGCGGCAGATGAGACCCCAGCAACTCAAGGCGCTTTAACAACGGTAGCTGAGGCAACTCAACCTGTTGATGTTTTGGATGTGGTTACGCCAGACACATCGGCGGTAACAGGCTCGACTGTGACTGAGGCTCCAATTGCTGGCAATTTGTTGACAGATGGTTTAAACACTGAGCAACCAGTTGGCGGTTTAAATGCTGTAGCAACAAAAACTGCTGACGAAAAGATGGCTACTTCTTTAGGTCTTAAACCTACAGACATCACCAAACCT